CCCCAATGGGTCGGTTCATAGTGTTCCCGCTTTTATCCTTATCCCAAATGTAGCCCCGTAATTCTTTAATTAGGTCGGTGCTTCGCTTTGTGATAAAATACGCTTGTTCTTGCATCACCTGAATACCATAATTTATCGAGTCCTTGCCTTTGGTAACCCCTCGGATTGTTTTGCCGTAACGCCTGATTTCCTCAATGCTTTTTGGCTCCGCAGAATCAGCATAACAAATAACGCCGTTTTCAATGTGCTTGGCTATTTCCCCGTTCATCATACCAGTGCGGTAAAGTATTTGGTCGATGTACCTTTGGCCATTAAATAAATAAACGGCAACCAATGCAGTCGGGTCATTGCTATATCCAAAATCTAAGCCGTAACCGATTAACTTGGCCTCATCGGGTATAGAGTCCACAAGTTGGTAATTACTGAATACAACGCCCTCCAAATTGCCTATTTCACCCAAGCCGTATACTCTATGCCAATTCCGCCAATATTCAGACGTTTTGCCCTTTTGTTCTGCCTTTAAAATAAACTCAACGGATTTAAGTGGGGCGGCTTCATTGTCTTTGTAGGTTAAAATTATAAAATCAACGTCATCATCGTGTATAACCTCATTGTGAAACCAAAATTCCGTTGTTGGATTCCAATCTAAAAAAATAGATTGTTTGGTTCGCATTGCTAATTCGGTGTAAGAATTAAAATCAATGTTATTACACTCATTAATATACAACCTATCCCGCCGTGCGCCTCTTAATTTTGCACTATTATCCGCACTGAAAAATTCAATAAACGATTCGTTTGAAAATGTATACTTAAAATCACTTGCGTTCCAATTGGATTCATTCCAACGGTTCGTTTCCTTCATTATCTTTTTAAAATCCCTAATCGCCCCACGCTTTAAATGAGGTATCGATTCGGCAACAATAGAGGTTTCCGTGCTTGGGTTTCTAATTGCGTAGTTTATCTCAATGGGTATTATCCCATAAGTTTTCCCCGCACTGGAACCACCCTGAACGCCCTTAACAAATTTGTTAAGTTTTAAAAGTTTGTTTATTGCCGTGGTCCGTATAAACATAATCTTAAAACTCCTCTTGGGTTTTAATTAACCATTGAAGATAAACATCGCATTTTTGCAAATCTTCCAAGCCGTTTTTGTTTCGGTATCGCCAAGTGTATTTGATTATATTGCCCTTTAAGTAACCCATAAATTCAATTTTAGACATTGAGGCCTTGATGCATTCAATGCATTCTATTTCGCCTCCGTAGTGCTTAGGACTTGTGTTACTCATCGGTTGGCTCCTCGGGAAATAATGGTTGTTCAATAATGGTATTTTCAATTTGTTGCATCGGCATTCCAAAAGTGGAATCCATTAATTGTTTATAGGCCGCCACGTCTCCTTTTCGGGCTTTGTGAATCATTGCCAAAGTGATTAGGTCTTCTTGGCTTAGGTTCTCATCAATTCCCGTTATTGGGTTCTTTGCGTTCTGCATTGTTTCCAACCACTTCCGTGCAATTGTGCTTCGGTTCTTGCTTCCCTTTGGTCGGCCGTTGTTCTCGGGTTGGTATTCCGATGTAAACATTTTAAGGTTTTCTTCATTTGCCATAATTTCACGTTTTATTCTCGTTTTTTAACTGACTAAAATTGTATTTGTAATTGCTTAATATTATTGCTTCCAAACTTGTTTACCAAATCAATTGGTGTGTTTACCGATTCAATAAATTGCATCAAGTCATCATTCTTGTAAAACCACTCAACTCCGTACAACGGATTGTTTTTAATGTTTTGTTTGCGAAAATGTCGATGCAATGTTTTTTCAAAAGAACCAGCGTTTTTGATGACCTTCAATATTTTTGCACTTGGGGCATACGATTGTATTTGTTTTAATCGTGTTGTGACACTTTTTGATATCCCAACCTTAATTCCAAAATCGCTTTCAATAAAGTACAAATCCGTTACTACGTCACTTATATAATTTACCGACGCATCGGACATTGAAACCTCATAAAATTGATACAACAATCTTTTAGTGTAATCGTTTACTTCGCCATTGTGAATATGAATAATGTCTTTAATTAACTTCCGTAATTGAGTCAATTTATTTTTTACTCCTTTGGGCCTTCCGTTGGGATTGCGAATTTCGCCGTGCTTAGGTGGTATTAAATGTTGTTCGTTTGCCATAGTTTCAAATTAAATTTAACAAAGTTTCAAAGCCGTTTTGGTTCATATAATCATAACCATTTGCACCCATTGGAATTACATTCGGGCAAGGGTTAAATACCTCCAACATTCTTTTTATTTTTAAACCTTCGGCAATCGCAAAGGTGGATGATTGGTTACCGATAAATAATTTACACGAATTTAACAAGGTTGCGGTTTGCAAGGCATTTTCAAGAATTATCCTTTCAGGCTTGATATAGTGGATTTTACAAAAATTATCATATTCGTTTTCTAAGCCCACAAAAACAAAATCATAATTGGCCAATATGCGATAATCGATTTTAGGATTACGATAACGCTCGGTTAAATTAACAACGATAATATCCTTGTATTGTTCATCCATTGGGGCCTCAATAAACGAGCCGCTTAAATCTTGCTGCAATTCGGGATATACATAACCGTGATTTCGCCTTAAATCCCCAGCAGATAAATTTAAACCAAACCTTCGAAATTGGTCAAAATTGTAATTCACCAAATTGCCATCGTGTTTTTGTACATTGGCAATATAACTTTGATATTCCAATAATGGTTTTATGTAGTTATAAGTGGTTTCGTTGATACAATATTTACCACTGGAATGGTTTGGCGTTCCTGAGATTTCATTGAACCCAACATTAAAAATAACCTTGGCATCGTTTATTTCCGCTGCACGTTTTACAAAGGGCAATGAATAAATCAAATCGCCCAAGTGGCCTGATTGCAAAACGCTGATGGTTTTTTCAAAGTTTTCCATAATTTTAAATCGTTTGTAATAACTCCATTCGCTTTTGGTTTATCGTATCGATGTTGTGGTGGGCTTGGCAGTATTCAAAATTCTTTTGCCCTTGCTCCTTTAACTTTTTACTTTCTATCATCTCGCCAACGGCGGAAACCCAATCATTGTTTTTTACAAAGGTTACCCCCTCATTTTCAGCGTGGTTGGTGTATGGCTCCACATCACTTACGGCAATGGGTAATTTGTAAGCGGCGGCCTCAACTATCTTTAATTCACTTTTGTGTCGGTTAAAATTGGTTTTTGTCAATGGGGCTATAACGATATCCATATGCGAATAATGTTTGCCATACTGCACAAAATTAGTTAGTTCGGATACCCAAAACCAATCGGGTCGGTCTTTCTTTTCGTGAATGGCTCTTTCCATTTCCAAATATAAAGGGTCTAAATGCTTGTAACCGCACAATAAAAAACGGGCGTTGTATTTTAGGCATATTGCTTCCATCTGCCCCCGTAATAACTTTAAATCTTCAAGGTGGGAAAAGCCTCCAACGTATCCAATAGTAAATGGATGCTCGGCGACTGCGTTCCATTGGGGTGAGGTAGTATCGATATAATTTGGTAAAATGTGAACATTCGGGTTTATCTCGGCTACCTTCTCGGCAAGTTGCCAAGTAGTGGCCCAAACCATATCGGCTAAATTTAGGCTTTCAATAACCGACTTTTTGAATTTTTCTTTATAGAATTTATAAGCGGGGTTGTATTTGGGAACGTTCCAATAATCATCAATATCAACAATTATCTTTAATCCCTTTGCTTTGGCTTCCCGTAGTTTATCCATATTGACTAAGTAACGGGACACCACACAAACGTCGAACTCGGAAAAATCTACGGCGTTAATTTCCTTTTCTTGAACGGCAAAGGTAATGTCCATCCGTTCCTTGAGGTAATCAAACGGCATAGCCAAGCGATGGTATTCCACCGCCCCAACGCTATCGATTAAAACTATTATCCTATTGTTGCTCATCGTCTGCAATCGTTGCTTTCTCAATCCCTAAAACTCGGTAATGCACTTGGGTTAACATTTCCTTGTGTTGCTTTTTATCGCCGTACTCATCGTGGCACGGTCTACACAAAGCCATTATATTCCCAATATTATCCGCATACTTTGAACCGCCCATTCCACGGGCTTCGATGTGGTGTAAATCCTTAGCAACCGCTCCGCAGACTTCACAAAGTATTGTGTCGCTTTTGTCATAGCCAAAGTGTTTAAAATATAAAGCCGTATGTTTTTTCATTGGTATGGGAGTAAAGGGATAGGCATCCAGTACGTTACTTCGTTTAATGGTTCGCCCGTGTGGGCCTCAAACCAAATACCCTCGTCGTGGTATCCAACGTAAGCCACTTCGTTCCCCGCCTCGAATACAAGTACGGGGGTGAAATCATCGGGTAGGGTGTTAAGTGTGTTACGATATGCTTTCATTTTTGTATCAGTATTTGCACGGCTTGTTCCAAAGTCGATGCGATGTTATAAAGTTCGGATTCTATTCGCTCGGCCTCTTCTATGGAATAAGTAAGGGTAATATTTTTAGTGTGGGAATCAGGTGTTTCGCTTTCCTCCTCCTCATCAAAAACCTCGATAGGAATGCTTAATCCCCAATCCGATACTTCCTCAATCTCAAAATTGTTTGCAATTGAATCCCAATCCCATTGGCCCGTATTTGCATTTAGCCTTATATTCAACTCCTTTTCATCTTCGGGGGATAGGTCTACGATTACGCATTCAATGGCCTCGTAACCTTGCTTTATTAATTCCCTGACTCTAAAGTGTCCGCCTACAATGTATCCAGTTTGTTTATTCCAAATAATTGGCTCTACCATTCCAAACTTTTCCAACGACCTCGCCAAATCCGCCTCTTGTCTTTTGGTGGATTCCCGTGGGTTGTATGGTGCGGGTTTTAATTCGCTTAGTTTTTTAATCTCAATGTTCATACGTTTCGTATACTTTATTTATTTCCTCTACCATTTTAGACCATTCACGGGGGTTACAAGTACACGGGCGGTAAACTCTTCGTGCCTGAAATATACGGCTCCATATTTGGCTTATTTGGTCGGCCATATCCTTGGTTAAATGTGTTGCATTTTGGCTTTTGTAGTTTTGGAACCAATGAAACTCCACTTCGGTTAAACAAAGGGGTTGTTTTCCATACGGAAACATTTGGTTTAACTTTACTTTTCGCTCATCGCATCCGCAATCCTCACCCGCAATAAACTTAACAACCTTTCTC